CAATAAGCGTTGGTTGCACTTCTTTATGTTGTTTGTTCCTGTCATGGGTCTTTGGACATCTTCTATTGGCATCATTGGGCTTGCTCTTAATCTTCGTGCTTATGATTTTGTAAGTCAAGAGATTCGTGCTGCAGAAGATCCAGAGTTCGAGACGTTCTACACTAAGAACATCCTATTGAACGAAGGTCTTCGTGCTTGGTTGGCACCTGCTGATCAACCACATGAAAACTTTATCTTCCCCGAAGAAGTTCTACCTAGAGGTAATGCACTGTGATTAAATCACTCTTCAGTTTTATATTTGCTGCGGTGATGTGGGTTCAAGTCCCACAGTGGAGCGATGACTGGAGTAAGTGTGCCGTAGATGTACCTGACACAGCATGTCATTGGTACATCACAGCACCCGATAACACCTTTGGTGAAGGATTTAGTTGGGCGAATGCCCCATGGTTCAGTGCTGAAGGACTCCTAGATATTGGAGAACTTCATGACACAATGGCAACTATTCAAAAAGGTCTTGAAGCATGAATCATTACCTTGTATTTGTATATGGTGTATGCTTTGCCCTTATTGGAGGTGCTGCTTTTGCAATGATGTGGGCAAACATTATGTCAATTGATATGAAACCAAAACCACAAATAAAATCAAAGCATCCTGAGGCACCTGAAGCAGGAGAAGAGGTGATGTATGTGGATCTGTCTAGAGAAAAACTAGAAGACCTTTACAAAGACAAATAATCTGCTATAATGAGAGGGTTAAACACCCTCTTTTTTATGGAAATAATTATAGAAGGCAAGGTCAAAACTGTGTATGCTGGTGACGATGCTGATCGGGTCATCATTGAGTATCATGATAAGGTAACTGCTGGTAACGGTGAGATGGTTGATCATCCTTTAGGAAAAGGATCCCTCTGCTGTAGCATCTCATCTATTATCTTTGAGAAACTTTCCAAAGATCATATCCCAACACATTATATTAATATGGTTGGTGCTAACAAGATGATCTGTAAGAAGGTAGACATCGTTCCTCTGGAAGTTATCTGTAGGAACCGTGCTGCTGGATCTATTGTTCGTGAGACAACTTTACAAGAAGGTTATTCACTACCGCATCCTATTGTGGAATTCTTTCTGAAAGATGATAGCAAGCATGATCCTCTACTCACAAAAGACCGTGTGCGTCTGATGGGATATGATCCTGAACCTTTCATTGAGATGACATTGCGGATTAATGATTACCTTCGTCAAATGTTCTACATCATGGGTATTGATCTGGTTGATTTTAAAGTTGAGTATGGTTATACTGCTCATGGTGAGTTGCTACTTGCCGATGAGATCAGTCCTGATAGTATGAGGCTCTGGAAGATTGGTAGTGATGAAAGATTTGATAAAGATCTATTCAGAAAGGATGAAGGTGATATTGTTCCTGCCTATCGTGAGATCCTTGACCGACTACAACCACTTGCTATCCAATGATGAACGATAAAAAAATTATGAACTTGAAGACAGCAAAAAAATTGATGTCAAATGTTTCTTATAGTCAAAGTAGAAACAGGGTAAATAATCGTCCAGTCAAAGAAATTCTTTTGGATGAAGGTTTGTTGGTTAAAAAGTTTGACGAGCAAGATGGGAAATGTTATTGGTCTGGTTTGCCTCTTAAAGAGGAATATAACTACATCAAACATCATCCACTAGCAATTAGTGTTGAGCGTCTTGATAATCGACTTGGATATACTTATGAGAATACTGTTCTGACTAGAAGATTATATAATCTTGGTAGAATGGCGTTTCCTGAGGATGAGTTTAGAAAAGTCTTAAAAGAAATGAATACCGAAATTATGATGGAGTGTGAATTGAAATGAAACACCACATACCTGATATCATTAGAAAGAATTCTTTTGATTGCTTCAAGAGTTTGAATGCTGCTGAGAGAGCAGTTGTTATGTTTGGTGAGGAGGAGTATCGTAAATCATTAGACCTTGAGAATGATGATGCTCCCTGTTGGAAGATACCAAGTGGAGAGTCAACATCTTTTGTTGGTTGGAACCCTATGTGTATCCCAACAATGGATTACATCGTATGGAAACTAGACCGTCGTGAAAAAATTGCAAAAGGAGAAATTCACTAATGGCACTATCTAAATCAGTTGAAGAATCACTAAACGAAGCAATGTCAGATTTACGAAATGCTTTAGCATTTGCTGCTAGACAAGAACGTCCAATTGTTTGTACACAGATTGCTAGGATACTTAGTGAGATTGAAAGCATCGGGTCTTTTGAAAATATTATGGATACGCTTGACGATAAAATCTCGGATATGGGAAACTAATGGATTACAAAACTTCTGGTGTTGATATTATAAAGGGTAGATCTTTTGTAGAGTATATCAAAGCATTGGCACCTAACATTGGTGGGTTCAATGGAATGATGGAAGTGCCATCAGGATATGAGAAACCTGTACTAGTATCTGGTGCTGATGGTGTCGGAACTAAAATGAATATCTGTAGGATTGCTGATGATTACACCACTATTGGTCAGGACCTTGTTGCTATGTGCGTCAATGACGTTATATGTTCTGGCGCTAAACCATTATATTTTCTAGACTACATCTCTACCAAATCACTTGATGCTAATGTCAGTGACATTGTTCATGGAGTTGCCACCGGTTGTGCGATGGCTGGAATGGAACTGCTAGGTGGAGAGACTGCAGAGCATTTTAGGCAGACTGATTATGATCTTGCCGGATTCTGTACTGGTATTGTTGAGAAGAATCAGATTGTTGATGGTAGTAACATCCGAGCAGGTGATGTAGTCATTGGTATTGAGAGTAGTGGATTTCATAGTAATGGATATACTCTTATCAATGATATGTTGTGGAGACATAAGATTTTCTACAAGGATATGCCTGAGTTGCTGAGACCAACCACCATCTATTCCCGTCTCATACAGCACCTGTTGGACGAAGTTCCTATACTAGGCATGGCACACATCACTGGAGGAGGACTGCCTGAGAACCTCCCACGATGCCTTCCAAAGGGTCTGACTGTTGACGTGGACTATGGAGCATGGGATGTTCCAGATATGTTTGAGATTATTCAGAATGCGGGTAGCATTTCTGATGATGAGATGAAAAATGTATTCAATATGGGTATTGGATTCTGTCTAGTTGTACCAGCAGAAGTAGCAGAACGTACACAATGTCTTATTGCTGATACTCCATTTGGTATGCGGTCTTGGATCATTGGAGAAGTAAGAGACCTTTACAACTAACAATAATACTGTTAAACTTAAAGGAGTAGTCTATTTTATATGCTTGCTTCTAAAATTGCAGAGACAATGAACACTCTTGGGTGGGGCAACGATGATAACATCGTTGTAGAGATTGGCGGAACTGTTGTTTCTGGTATTGATCAACCTGAGGGTTATAATAAAAAGTGGTCGTCCCCACTTGGTCACCGTAAGTATAATAAAGATGCTTTCATTGTGATTAAAAACAAATCACGGGATCCTTTTGAGTCTTCCCAACCCTTAGGAAGAGAGCACAAACCTCACCATGCCGCACAGGTAAATAGTACCTCAAAGTAAACAAAATTATGACCTCACCTTCGTTCACAGTCTACTCTAAAAATGGATGTCCTTTCTGTACAAAAGTAATTGCTGCCCTTCAACTTGCTGAACTTACTTTTGTTGAGTATAAACTTGATAGGGATTATAAGAAGAGCGAGTTTTATGCTGAGTTTGGACCAGGTTCTACCTTCCCTCAGGTGTTATCAAATGGACAAAAACTTGGGGGATGTCAAGAAACTGTTAAATACCTGAAAGAAAATAAACTGGTCTGATGGATAACGTAGACTTATATGACATCGTAGAACACGCAATTGATCATGCTTTTCAAGGAAAATATGTGATAAACATGTATCAATACTTAAAAAGTATTCAGGCTACCAAGAGAGACGCAACTGAGTTTATTGAAAGTTCCACTGCAAAGGAAATCAATCTCTTAATATTAGACTTAGATGAATATCTTGAAGGTGGTGCTGATGGAATGCATCAACAACTTCGTGAAGGATATGGTCATATAAGAAAACCAGAGGCACGAAAAATAAGAAAATATCTTTATGGTATACTTGAGGATGCATGGAAGTATGAACAAGAAAAAAGACCAGGACGAAAACGAAAGACCAATAAATAATCGTAACAGTGATCCACCTTTGAATCTCAATCGGGGTGTAGAGTTACTACTTAGAAACAAAAGGAGAAAACCAAACGCGCCCAAAACTTTTGAGATTAAGTTTGGAAGAGTTTTTCCTTTTTTCAAGAAAGAGATTAACTTATTTCTAGACTTTAGTTTAGATGTTAAAACAAAAGAATCTCTAAAAGGGGAGGATTAAAATGTTAGCAGTAACTTTAACGCTATCGACTGTAATTTCTGTGATATTTTTTTTAGTAGGAGGAGTAATCGGATACCTACTTAAAGAATATGTGATCGAAAGAAACTCAACTTTCATACCTACCCATCCCGAAATGTTCGATGAACACGGTCAAATTTTACCAGATGATATTCTTGCTGTAAGATTTGAGAACACCCTTGAAGATTATTCTGAAGGGGAAGAATAAATAACCTAACCTGATTTGAAATACTATGCCTAAGTCACCACTTCCACCTAATCCTTTCATGCATGAGATCCTTGATCATGTTAGTAAGCAGAGAACGGTAACTAAAAAAGTTGAAGTATTGAAAGAGTTTGCAAATGCTGCACTTAAATCTCTTCTTATTTGGAACTTTGATGATACTGTAGTCTCTCTTCTACCTGAAGGAGATGTGCCATATGAGAAGAATGATGTTCCTATTGGTACAGATCACAC